CACCCGTGTAATAGGGCAGATAGTTACTGAATAAAACCCAAAACCAAAAAGAAACTTAATCTAATACTATCTAATATAGAGTTAATTAATGTCTATTCCCACAAATTTTAAAGGATGGGGAATAGTAAGGGAGTTTAGGGGCGAGCTACGTTCACCAAAGGAGGCACACCAACAATATACATAAGAGAGTAATCGTCGCCAGGTGCGCGCCAAAAAGTAGCTGCATTAGTAGCACCAACCGGAATCGTGCCTTGTGGTTGCATAAGTAAAACAGCAGGTGGAAGGTGACCACGCAATACATCTGTTATAGAAATAGGAGGAGAAGCACCGCCTTCATAAATAGTAGCTGGACTAATGTGTGAAACGTTGTAATATGGAACTTCGACTTCAGTCATCCCTTCAATTTGCTGATCGACCACAGTTGCGGAAGTACCCATATTGGTCAAACCATAAGAATTTAAATTGGCAAGCTGGACGGGAACACTGTTTCTAAAAGCACTCACTACAGTGTTAAACGCATCCTGGACTGTGTTAAAAAGGTACATAGTAGTGAAGCCCCCTTTGACTGGTGGTGTAGTAACATTACTAGAAGGGGTAATGACATTCATTGCCTTAATACGCATAGAACCGCGCCAAAACGCATAGATGAAGTAATAATACTCCCACATAGTAAGAGTTTTGTTCCCAGCAGTTGTTTCAACTGGTGAAACAACAGAAAATGGGGCTATAATAGCCTGTGGATTAGTATTATTTAGATTTATATCAAAGAACTGTCCAAAACGCTTTATCAGTTGCCTAATTGACATTATTTTCTCACCAATACAGTGTGCTTCAGGGGACCAATTAGAGGAAATTGCGTGCGTGTCTATTGGTATAGGATGCGCACCATGCTGGGCATCATTTCTGGCTATTGCTTCGTTCTCGCCCATAACTTGTGCCAAAATTTTCGGGGTAACGATAGTAGGAATATTGTTATCGAACTCCTGCTTTTTCTCCTCTTCTTTACGCGCATCAGCCTGTGCAGTCAGCGAACCAGCATAAGGCACATACGAAGGTGCAGAGGGCGCAGCAAAAGTTAAGTCGGGACCACCACTCACTTCAACAATGGTATCTATTGACTGAAATACGTTATTAGCCGCGACAAGCTGATTCAAAACTTCAACCCGCACTATTCCAGAAACTGCATTGAACATCATGGCATTATTAGTACCCAACCACGAAGATTCAGGTCGAATACAGAACATCCACGGACGTGAAGATACGTAAGGCACGGTGAAAGAAACTTCAGTTGACGTTCGCAAATCTACAATGATCTTTTGCGTCCTGGAAACATCAGGAACTCCAGTTGAGATGACAGTATTGTAATAAAAAGGAATGAAACTAATGCGCAAACGGCCAGAATGGAACTGAGTTTTAACAAATTTAAAAGTATAAACGATAGAACCTCGCCAATACCCGTGAGTGTTAGCAACATAACCCATATGTGTAGTCACAAACCTATCTGTAATTGTAGAAGAATAGGGTTTGATTTTCATCGGTGTTACATAATTATCCCAAAGCTTAGCGCCAGTTGTATCCGTTGTGGACCACGTAAATCTATCCCAAAAGTTTGGTATAGATAGAACATGAGAAAGATCCATCTCATCAGCTGACGTACCAGCGAGTCCAGATTTGGTCTCTATTTCATTTTGTACGGAAAGAGCCATCTTATGAGAAGTGTCCACACCATCGAAATTTGCCATACGAACTTGACCCCTTAGTTTCGTCTCACATGGCAAACCTTGTACAGTGGGTTTAGAAAAACCTAGCATTTTGAAAATGTTAGAAGCTTGTGCAGAAATCCATGCCGGCCGTGTGAACAAATTACCTAAGATAGGGATTCTAGACATGGTACTTAAACCTTCTGAAATCTGACCGATACCAGCACTCACAGTACCATTCTCCTTGAGTCCTTTTATCTCGGAAGCTACTTGAGCAAAGATTTTGTCGGGACCCTTCTGGAAAGATTTAGTTTTCCAAGTTTCACGTAAGTCTGCTTCACTAAAGTTGCCCTCAATCATTTTCTGTCCGAGATTAGCAAAATTAGGAGCACTGCCAGTGAAAACATTCGCTCCAGTCGGATACTGAACGTCAACATCCTCCAAATGAGCCCAAACTGTGTATTCTACAGATCCTGTACCAGAAATTTGGTCCCTTAACTGACTATATACAACTAAATATATCGCACCAAAAGAACCTTGTCCAGTAATAAGATTATAATAAACGTGAGGAGAAACATATGGTATACGCATTTCGACTTCGGTACCCACACTTAAATCTAAATCTGTGCGAGGGCAACCCGAGCGACCTTGGAGTGTTGAATTAACAAGAGAAACTCGGTTCGGCATATATTGAGCATAAGGATAGTATTGTAACATCAATCTACCTTGCTGGAATGGTTGGGAATTTACTTGTACCTTGACAACAAGTGTAGCCCTCAAGCCAACAAAACCCCGCAATTTCTCTTGATACATGGCGTTTGAAATTAGAACTTCGGGAAAATTAGCAGTGTATAGTTGAGAACCAGCGGTAGATAAGGTTCCAGTAGAATTCCATAAGCCAGTCTGTATAATAATAGGTCGAGAAAGGAAATCTTTAATAGTGTGAATTCTCTCCTCACGTGTGGTCATAGACAAATAATCTGTTGAAAGGTTAACGATATCAGGCACCGCAGTGGTACTAGGGGTAACTCCTTCACTAGAAAAGTGTACAATCTCCTTTTGCTCAGAAGTGATCTTCCGATCTTCATCTTCGACATTGTTATTGTTTGTTTGAAAGTTAGCAGGTTGATTTCTTAGTTCTATAGTCAACCTAAACTGTAAGAACGCAGAGAGGGTTCCCTGGATAATGTGGGGCTGCCACTGGGCATCCTGGGTAAGTAAGACTAAATAGCCCACCCATATTCTAAGATAGCAATATTCTCCTTTTATTAACCTCTCAAATTTGTATAGGAAAACAAGATCACATCTTAGTCAAAAGTCATACAAGGGGTCTGCAAGATGTTCGATATCATGCAGGTATTGACTGTATGTCAAAATTTGGGGATTTTCAGGAAGTTCCTGAGGTACCTTCAGCTTCAATATAGCTGACCTTAGTTTGTTATATTCTTCTTTTCCATGATACACGATTTCACGAAACGCTGTTCCTATGTTAGCCATTAGAATTTCATCAGGATCAATTGATCGTCGGGACCAATTCAACATTTCATAGATAACTTCAATCTTCAATGGAGCCACATGCCGTTGTAATTCGTCTGAGAATTTGAATTTACGTTTCAAAAAGAAAACTTCATCCAATTTTCTCGATTTCACAATTTCACCAGTCTTGGCTTCATCAGTATATTCGTGTTTCATTTCTGCCATCACTTCGCTAATGGTAATTTGGTTGTACCACCCAATCACTTTAGCATCAATATTCAACACATTGTCATCTCCATAAGTAATCAACGCAACATAATCATTGAACCATTTCATCGATTTGAGCTTTGGTTGATATTTTTCCATAACTCTGATCCAAGAAATGCGCATAATAATCGAATTATACAAACAGTTGACAATAACTGTAAACGGGTTACCAGAGGGTTGGGAATGAGTCCACATATACACGTTATCATCGTAAATATGTACGGAATGAACAATATGTGTCCAGAGTCCAAGACAAATGCGCAAAACACGTTCACCTTCTGCGCTCTCTAAATCATTGAACTGTTCCAACCAGGGCACAAAAATATCCCAAAAAATAGCCCAAAGAATTTGAGCCACTAAAGAACCATCAAAGTTACCAAAATCTCCAGCGATAACATGACTTCCCTTAGTTTTAAGACGTTTAGCAATGCGTTCCCAATCAGTAGAGTACACATTAGAACCCACTGCCACCTCGTTCGATATGCGATTATGCATAAGCCAAGCAGCAAAAGGTAGGAAATATTGACGGAAAGCAACCACAAAGTGTTGTGGACCAGCAGAAAACACACGAGTTTTCCCAATGTCCACTTTTGCGATTTCGCGACGTTCATCTTTTAGAGTGTCTACAAATATAACATTGGAAACTTTACCATTAGCACAATCTTCAATCAGTTGATTAACATCTTTCCTTAGTGCTAACGCAGCAGGACTAGTAAAATCAAACTCACTACCAGAACCCATCCAGTGTTGTTTCCCAGGCGCGCTCTTTGTCATCATCGAGTAAGGAAAACCTGGAGAAGTAGTACGATTAATAGCGCACATAAATTCATCGTCCATCGTTCCACGAATTGCTTCTTCATAAGTCAAAATTCGTTGATATTTAGCTTTATCCAAATTCTTACTATATTGATTAAGCATCACACGACAAACATCTTGTGAAGCACTCAATACCTCTTCATCACTCAGAACTGCAGTGTCAACACCACACTTCTTAAGCCCCGACAAAAGGGGATTATGAACCTTGCCATTCAACATCGTTGGTTTAAGAAGTGCTGGCTTCATTGTAGGAGTAGACAACTTCCCATAAATTCGAGAACGAATTATAGAGGAATTAACAGCCTGCCCAATTCTAATTGATGATTTTCCAAGCACACAGAATTTCCCTTCAGGAACATTACTATCCTCCAATGGATTGACCAATGTAGGCATCTCATAATAGAATTGAGAGGAAATATTTTTCCTATTCTTATTGATGAGTGCTTGACATGCAGATTCCAGACATTCTTGAGTCAAAGGACACGCATAACCATGTTCCTCAGCATCATTGCCCGCAATATGCATACCAATAATTTTCCTTTCCAAGTATTTGTTGTACAAACCAATCAAAGAACCACAATCACCCGTTCGTGTAGGTGCGTTATATTCGTAACAATCACGTTGGATGTAAGATTCTTCTGGATATTCAAAACCATCTTCGGGATGGAAGATCTCAATCTTCTTGTCACAAGGACGAACAGCATTCAGCCAATTGTAAACTCTGTACAAACCCATATTATTAACATGAAATGTAGCCATAGCTCCACTAAAAGAGCCCTTGAGCTTACCCTGGTCGGAAGTGAGAACAAAATGTTTCACCAGATCACGGTGTGGTGTACACATACGAGCATGCAAATTTACTAACACACAATCTCTGAATTCACCATTCTTAAGAGGCATTCGTACGCAATTATCAGTTAAATAGAAATTATCAACACCTGCAGTAAAGAAATGAGACAAAGGAATTTGCATCAAATCTTCTGACATTTGTTGAGAAAAAGCAATAATAGTGCTTGGAGGTAACTTTCTCGCAAATAGAGCTTGCATAAAGTGGTAAGGCATAATAAAAGACCAACCACGAATAAATGTGCAATTACCAAGTTGGTACCTTTTATCTCCTCGAAAATATGACATACGATAAGTATTCTTTTGAAATACATCGACAACCAGATTCTGAGCGGCTTCATCGGAGCAACCTTGCGTTTGTGCTATCTCATTCAGTTTTTCATATTCAACTTCAACACGTTTCACGCCTACTTTGTTAGTTTTCACATCTCCAGAAACTCCTACTTCAGTTCGTGCAACTTCAGCCCATATACCAACCTTCTTCTTCCGATCGCGATTGAGCAAAAATTTACCAATGATAGAATCTTTAGTGGCAAACACAGCCAATTCCCGTTTTTGTTCAGTATTTAAGTCTTCGTAAGTACAAGTATCGAATTCTTCCTCCGTCATTGTATTAAAAGCCGAAGGTTTGTGAAGACCACATTCATCGCAAGAAACATTGTAATCAACCTCAACTATAGGCTTAACTGCCTTTTGCGTCTTGGCATCTCCGGAAACTCCAACTTCAACTATCTTTTTAGGTAATCGAACAGTTTTGACATCACCAGATACACTAACTTCAGCAGTCGCGCCCATCGATGAAGAAAACCAACGATACATAGCTAATGCTGAGAGTGCAACACTAATCATACCTAGAGCGGATAAAATGGGATGTTCAGAGAGAACCCGTTTGATTTCTTCATACTTTGTTTGTAAATATTCTTTACACAAAGTAAGTTGTCCATCCAAGTCCATCATGTATTTGTCCCAAATAGTCAACTCTTTGTTTTGCTTCTTAAAAGTCGCATAGGCTTTAAAAATATTAGTGTTGCGTGCGTAATCATACTCTATTTCCTCGAGAGTTTCAGTTTTAATACGACGTGCAATATCATTGACAAAATAATCTTTGTCAAACTCATCAACACAATCTTCATACTCAGATTCAACTTGTGCTCGAATAGCATCTGGCGCTCGAGTAGCATATTCTCCTAAGAATTTTAACGTGTTGATTGACTTATACTTTTCTTCCCGCCACTTTTTACACACAGTTGCAGCAAATTCGTAATATGAAATAGGTTCTCCACTTTCCACCCAGCCAGCATCACTGCTTTTATCTCGAACAATACGTTGGAATTCGTATATAGACAAGTCTATGGCTTTGGTGGGATCTAACTTGGTTTTATCCAATTTCAAATATGAAGCACCAGAGTTTCCCCTTGGGGTACGAATACCATATTCCGCTTTAGGACTCACTCTATAAGCCATATCACCCATACGATTAAAGAAAGCATCCGGGAAAGTTAATGATTCGACTTTAACGTTGTAGTCATTGGTCGTATACAACAACATTTCAGCAGAAGAAAAAGTATTTTTATCATGTAATGCAGCCATATGTAGATGTTGTGGAAAAGAGTTACAAGAACGAATAACTTCGAATAATTCTGGGTTGGGCGATGTTTTGTCATCTTTCATCTGAAAAGCGTCATCATAAATGACAATCTTTTGACCTTTATAACCATCCCAATATTCAGTTTCGACTTGTCTACCATAAACTTGATGGTGGAAATCCTCTTTCTTAATCATGCCCATTTCGCGCAAAACATCAATACATAACGGATAAACCATTTCTGTCTTGCCAACTCCAGATTCTCCAACGAGCCATACGCAAATAGGACGCATACGCGGTCCTCCACCTTTAACGGGTGAACATGCAACATATTCCCACAATTGTTTAGCGGGTAACATTGTGGCAGCAACTAATCGATACATTTCTGTACTGAGTAGTGGTTCAGCTTTGTACTTCAAACCACGATAATACAATTGTTCAACTTTGTTAGCAGTTTCAATATCTGTATCAATTTTATCACGCTGTTCAAGTTCCAAATGGTAGCGCACTTCCTGTGACCAACTTTGGATCTCACCATACAAACCGTTAGCTCGTTGCAACTCTCTCTTTAGTCTTCCCAAGAACCATCATTTTAATTTGATCATTGGCCATATTAAAATATTCTGAACAATAATCAGTAATTTTTCTGGCTCCTTCAATAGATTTTGGAATTCGGTCTAAACGAGAAATATAAGTATCCCAATCTTGTTTTCCGGGGATTTTCTTAATCGTGAAGAAAGCAATAGCAGCAAAAATCAATTTACCACAAGTATGAAACCAAGGATGATAAATCAAATCTTCAACTTGATCTTCAACAAATCCTTGAGAACATATCTTAGTTTTAACTTCCATAATTAAGTCAA